CTCAGACAGCCTATTGAACCTGCTTGTGAATGTCCGCTGTTCGTCGATGTTGGAACGAGTTTCGTCGGCTCTCTTCAACAAGAAACCAAATACGTCGTCCTCGATCTCTTCAATAGATTTCTTGGCTAGGACTTCGTCTGTGCTTCCAAGCAGTTCTTTATGTTCTTTCAGCAGCGCTTCAGTAAACGAGTTTTCAATTGTTTGAAGTTCCTTCTGAAGTCCCGCACTCTTTGCCGCTTCTATCGGCGTAAGTTGTGCAACCTTCGGTGCGGCGGCTTCGCCCTTTCGTGCAGCCGCACCAAGTCGTCGTGCATCGCCAACACGAACATCACCAAACATTGCTTTACGCAAATCCTGTGAGAACTGCTTCGCATTCGGAAGATCAGCACCAGACATGATGTCATCCCACCGTGCCTGCACAACATCACCGAACTCGACAAGCCTGTCCTGCATCCTCTCAAGACCCTGCAAACGTTTCTGCACATCATCCAGACGTCCACGAACATCACCACGCAACTGCATGATCTCGCCAGACTGCTCCTGCAGTTCCTTGAGATCATCAATGATACGTGTGTACTCGTTCTCAAGCGACTCGAGAATCGCAGGACGCTCACCAACAAGTTTAGCGAGAGAGTCCTGATGCAAAGTCAACTCATCAATCAGAGTCCCAAGAGTACGCTGAGCCGTGAAAACAGCCTGACGAGACACAGTCGTATCAGCAAGAACACGCTTCGCCTCATCCGTCATCCCCGCAATCTCATCACCAATACTGGCGACACGAGCACCAAGCATCGTGTCCAACTGCTTATTCAAAGACTCCAGATTCTTCGCAGACTGAGTCATCGCAGTCTTGCGTGCCTTCACCGCATTCTTCAACGCTTCCTTAGCAGCCTTGACAGCATCATCATTGACAAGCAGACGCTCCTCAAGACGCTTGAACACACCCTTGTCGACGAGATACTTCTTGCGAGCAATCTTGCCCATCTGGGCCGCATACATGTCGATGTATCGGTCAAGAACCGTAGGCAGATCCTTCTCAAAGAAATCGAACTTGATCTTGCCATACTGGGCAGCGATCTCATTCAGACGATCGATGCCACCATCAATATCGGACTGCTTCAACGTGTAGCCGAAGAACTCGTCACCTGCCACCATACGGGCACGATAGGTGCCCTCGTCAGTCAACGGGTTGTACAACAACGACTGCAACTTGACTGCAGTCGGATTCTCCGTGTTCGACATGAACCGATACGCATCGTTGGTCGGCAAGTGCGGGAAATAGTTCGTCACACGACCAACAGGCGCAGCCTCATCAACAGCCTTAGCAGCACCCTCGATACCATCAATCAACTGCTGCAAGAAATCACGGACAGGCCCAGCAACACGAGCGTCAGCAGACACCTGCTGCAACGCCTCAGGGCCAGCCATATCCAACAACTTGTAGGCAGTCTTACGAGTATCACGCAAATCGTTCTCGCTGATCGCACCCAACAACTGTCGTTGCAACAACTGGGCTTGCCTCTTAGCGGCACCTTCAGCAGCACGTTCCGTGTTGCGAGACACAACCATGTGCAAGAAGTCGACACCATTCTCGGTGTCGACGGTGCCACGAGCCAACGCACGACGTGCGGCGGCGACATCACGGGGATCAAACAACTCTGATGCACGCTTGAACAGATGATCTCCGCTCCACGTACGCATCGTCACCAAACCACGCTCAAGACCCTCACCGACACGAGTGGTGCCAGCAACACGGCGACCCATGAAGTACAGGCCCGCACGATTTACGCCAGCCTTGGCAAGAAGGTCAGCGTCCTTGACTGCTACACGCCCATAGCGTGCCGCATTCACAGCAACGTCGTCGGGGGCGCCGATCTCAAGAAGGCGCTTGGAAAGAGCAAGCCTGCCTTCCTTGCCAGCGACCGACACGCCCTTGGCACCCTTGATGACATTGCCTGCCTCGTCGAGAGCCTTCATGCCCTTCGAAATACTGCCTGCACCAAGCGTGACATAGGTAAGAGGGTCGAGTGCAACATCGCCTGCAAAGCCGATGATGCGGTCAACCCACTTGTTGCCAGTCGGGCTAACAAACGCTCTACCGAACCCGAAGGTTGGGTCGAGCGTTTGGCGTGTCAGGTCACCCCACGACGCATTCGTGTTCTCGTCACCGTCAAGTGCGTCGACAATCTCACGGACACCCGAAACAATAAACCTGTTCGGAACAGAGATGATCTCGCCAGCCTTAGTGACGACCTTGCCGAACGGCGATTCCAGAACATCAGTCAGGAACCCCTTCCATCCACCAAGGTCAGGTTGGCGTGCTTCGGCAGCAGACTGGGCAAACATGTCCCGCCGACGAACACCGCCTTGAACCTGTTCGGCTTGTTGAGCAAGGATGCCCCGCAGATTCTGAACCTGCGGAGAAGCCCCGACTTGACGGGACATATCGAGACGAGGGTTGTAGACAGCCATCAACAATAGGGTGGTTGTTACATGCCCAAACCAGCCCTCAGCCTGCTCAACAGAGCATCCTGAAGGGGACTGGTGACAGTATTCCGACCTCGAGCAGACCCAGCCAGCATGGCGGAAGCCAGCCCGCTCTTGAAGTCAAACGCATCCTGACGGCGCTGCGTCTCCGTACGCTGCTTCTGAGTGGCATCTCGACCAGCCTGCACCCCAGCAACGTTCCTGAACCGTTGAACCTCGCCAGCCTCCTCCTCGGATGGTTTCATCTGACGAGGCTTCAACTCGAACTTGCCGCTTTCCATTGCAGCCCGAACCTTCAAAGCACGGTCTTTGTCAAGATTCGAGAAGTTAGCCCACTCAGCAAAGTTCTCTGCGCTGCCAGAAATCTCGTTTTCAATATCTTCAGCAAGGAAAGACTTCAACGCATTCCAATCCGTGCTGCCTTCACCCGCCTCAGAATCAGTTGACTTGTTGTACGCCCTCTGCCACTTGGTCACATACCAGTCCTCATCGATACCCAACTGGTTCGCATAGTTGCGGGCTTCCCGAAGATCTCTCGGAACACCCAACTCCAGAATGACAGACTTAGAAGGATTCTCTCGTGCCGCCTTGTCGAAGCGACCACGAGCAACCTTCTCAGCCTCAGAAGCAGTCTCCGAAATATCAGCACGCTCACGAGCAAGCCTGTCACCCTCCGACATGATGCTCTGCAACATGGCGGACTGAGACGAAGTCCGAGGCACAGTCTCCATCGTGTACCGCTCAGTCGGCTGAGGCAACCCAGCCTTACTGAACACATTGTCAGCAATTGCTTTCTGCTGATCCGCATAGAAGTTTGTTTCAGCCTCACGAACATCGCCCGCTTCAGCAAACATCTTCGACACCATGTCCTCAACCGAGGCATAAGTGAGACCCTGAGCATTTGGTGTGTCGCCGTACTCGTCACGCTTCACATTCAACGCAGCCGCTACTTCGGCGGCTGCATTCATTGGGTCGATCTGTCCAGCAATAATTGACTGAGCGATCTGACTCAGAATGGGTGTCGGACTATTGAGCGCACCCAACAACGTCGGCCCATACGTCGGACTAAACTCTTGCGGCTGAACCAACATCGGATCGAAGTTGCCGCTCGTAGCGGCAAACTTCGGATCAAGCAGAAGCGACAACAAGTTCTGCATATAGTCCGTCTGCTGACTCTGGCCCTTATTTGCCAACGAAGACAGCAACGACAGAAACACGGGATCAAGCCCGTAGCCATACTGATTCGAAGTAATACCGACGTCGCTCATTACGCCCCCAACAACTGTCGCATCAACCCTGAAACATCAATACCATTGCCAGCCAAAGCCAACAACTGTTCAGCCAGCGCATCACGACGAGCCTGCTGACCCTGACGATCCTGCAACGTCGCCTGCAACTGCCCCAACCCCAACTGGTTCAACACATCAGACAACTGGTTGCCCACACCAAGGCGAGCCTGCAACGCACTCTGACCCAAACCAGACATCGCCTGATCGAATGCATCACGGGCAGCCTGCTCGCCCTGCAAACTCTGGTTAGTCAACAACTGTGCGGCAGCACGCTGAGCCGCCGCCAAATCCTGCTGTGCACCACCACGAGCAGCCTCAACATCCAAACGGCGTCCCTGCTGACCAGCAGTCTCAGAAGCAGCCATCATGTTGATCATGTCCTGCGTAGCATTCCGATTAGCCGCAGCATCAGAAGCAAACATGTTCTGCAAAGCAGACAAGCCCTGCGTGTTCTGACCCAACGCCTGCAAGTTCGCCATCAACGGCGACTCCGCCACAGGAGCAGACACAGCCTGCAACGAAGCAAACGGATTCTGTTGACCTGCAAGCATGTCCAACGTTCGCTGTGTCGTCTCATCAATACGCTGACGGCCTTCAGCCGTCTGCGTGTCGAGTTCACCACGAGCACCGCCAATCAACGACTGCAAACGAGCCAACGTCTCATTCAAACGAGTCTGAGCACGCCCCTCCTCGCCACCGAAATACTGGTCGATCAAAGCACGCTGAGCAGCAGCGTTTTCACGGGCACCACCCACAAGACCGCCATAACCAGACGTGATATCAGCAGCGTTCCCACCACCGCCCATGCCAGCAACAAGAGAACTCAACGTCGACATCAACGGCGCATTACCGCTACCGCCACCGCCACCACCACTACCGCCAAACGGGTTGTTCAACTCATTGGCAGCAGTTCCAGCAGCCCGACGACCAGCCTGAGCATTGTGATAGATCCACGTCCACTTGTCGATGCCAGCAGGTTTCGTGGGCATCGCATCCCACTCGGCAGCAGCATTCACAAAGTCCTGATTGCCAGAAGCAATCTCCTTCCACGGCAACTGACCCTCATACATGTCAAGAGCAGCAGGAAGACCTGCACGCACACGAGTCGAACCAGACGACGGCGGAGTCGGCTGAGTCGGCTGAGTGCGACCCACATTGATACGACGCTCTTCAGCATCCGCAGAACCATAACGGCGTGCCATGATCAACCTCCCAAGAACGGACGCATGCCCGCCAAACTCGCAGCAGTCGCAAGAATGTCACGCTGCTTCTGCCCCTCAATCTCCGCTTCGATCGCCGCAAAGTCAGCATTTGCTCGAGCATCAGACAAGTTCAACTCATTCAACTTGTCAGCCAGAACCTGCATCATGTCGTTGCGGTTCGTCTGCCAGCCTCTGGCATACTCCCGCATGCCTTCACCCATAATGCCGCTGTTACGTAGCCCACGGCGACCGTAACCAGCGGACACACCCTCAACACCACGAGCCATACCACGATCCAGATCCGAGATCTGACGTGACCCACGCTGTTGCGACAGGAAACGACTGAAGGCGTTCTGGGCCAGCATCGCATCCCGCTGCCCAGCAGCGGCACGGCGACGTGGTTCATATTGCAGTCCAAGATTGGCAAGTGTCATCACTAATCTGCTTTTTCGTTACTCGAAGTTTCTGGCTGGGAGGCCACATATGCCTCCAGCAAAGCAACTTTTTGGGCGTATTCGGATATTTGGCGGGTCAACGATTCGATCACCTTGTTGACGTCAACCTGCTGTTGTTGCTGTTCCACGCAATTCCTCCAATTGTTGCTTCAGTTCCTTGATGGCGGCGACACATATTGCATTCAGAGCCACGGAATCAACTGATGTAAACTTTCCCTGCATATCAAAACGAGCGGCTTGTGGGATCACTTCTCCGACTTCCTCGGCAACAAAGCCGATGGAACCGAACTCCCAATCCTTCACACGATTGCAAGTATCGCCCTCGGGGGCATCGCAGTCCCTGCCACATGTATGTATTGTTTCGTCACTCACAAACGGGTCAAGACCTTTTTGTCTCCTGATTTCATTTAGGCGGCTCAAAGCCTTTCGCCTTCGTTCATCACGAGGCAACTCATCCCCAAAGGTTTTTTCCCAATCCCATCTGTAAAACCTTGGTTGTAGTTTGTCGACAATATCTAGGGCACTATTTTCAAGCAGAGTGTTTGCGGCGGCACCGACACTTCTCACTTTTTGTGGGAAGTTTGTTATGTCTTGCTTCAGTTCTCTAGAGGACTGGTTGTAGATAATTGCGGCTACTCCAACATACTGAGTGTTGTTGGAGTTTCTGAAATAAAAAGTTGTGTCGCTGGAAGCCAAGTTTATTGTTGTTCCAGTAATGTGGTAAAAACCAATTCCTGTCTGTCCACCGTTGCCGTGGGCATAATATGTACCAGTATCGTATGTGCCACCACTTGTTCTGGCGTTGTGTAGTTGTCCGCCTCCGACATAAAAACTCTTACCGTTGTACACACGAACCCACGTAGAATCAATCATGTAGATTCCGCCACCGTATGTTTCGCTATACCAACCGCTATTGCCCGTACTTCTCCACCAGCCATTGCAATAAGCAAGACCATTGATTGTTGCGGTATAGGAAGCCCCGTCATATCCAAGAGTCAATGTGTCTTGGTTGTTGGCCCCGATGCGTACAGCCGCTGATGTCGAAAATGACCTCAGGTAAACACCATTAGAACTTGGATGGCCCAATAGCAAATATCCTCTGTTGGATTCGACGGCAGCCCAACCGCCATCGGTAGACCAACCCTTCAAGGAAATGCTTGGCGAATAAGTGTCGTCGCCAGTAATTATTAGTCCGCTAATAGTTCCGCTAGAAGAAAGAGATCCAAGTGTGCCGACTGAGGTTATGCCCGTATAGGAGCCAGACAATCTGGCAGACGCAATAGTTCCAGTCAACAAAGTTGCGGGAATTGAACCAGTAGTCAACGTGCCAACAGACGTCAGACTTGAAGAAACAATAGCCGCAGGCAAAGCGGTACCAGACAACTGCCCAGCAGGATACTTACCCTTCTCCCACAACGATGTCGACGCATTGTAAACAATCGTATCACCAGTCGAAGGCGACAAAGCCGAGACGTTGTGCAACTCCTCCAACTCCCAGCCATTCAACATATGAACATTGATCTCACCATTGATCGCATGAGCACGAGTCACAACACCCAAATAAACAAGATGGTACGGAGCGTGCGGCTTATTCGCCAAACCAAACAGAAGACCACCAACAACCGTAGGTGACAACCACACAGGATCACCCGCAACAGCCGCACTCGTGTCGATGCCAGTCACAAGACCTTCAGTAACTACATAACCCTGACCGTTGTAGGCTAGTGACTGATCCAACAAACCCAGAACGGTAGCAGAGGTGGCATCGCTTGTAGCGATGGCCCCTTTCACAAGAATGTTTGTGCCGTTCGCACCAGACGTATAAACAGCCGCACCTTTCGGAAGGGTTGCGGCGTTATCGCTCTTCACCAACGCCTTCGTCTTCTCAGCAAAGTTATCAATCCATTGCGTGTTGTAATCTGTTCCATCAATCTTTGAAAGAATCTGACCCGCAGTACCTCCAGCAGGCAAATAGGAATCAGCCAGCAACGACAGATACTCCGTCAGCGACCCGAAGGTGCGCTGAAGGGGGATCGTATTGTCACCCCTCAGGGATGCAATTGCGGGCGCAGTCCACTTCTCCATCAGAGTTTGATGATGTGATTCACCACGATATAAGGTTGAAGGTTATTGTGCGCTCCGCCACCACCAGTTGACTGGTTAGTGGCTGTAGCCGCCAAGTTCACGGCTATAGCATTTTGGTTAACTGCAGTATTGGACTGGTTGGTAGCAGTAGCAGCGTTATTTGTTGCAGTAGTGGCCTGGTTCGTTGCAGTATTGGCGTTGACAGTTGGAGTGGTATCTCCTGTGTATCCTGCAACAAGGTGTGAGTGAGTACCAGCAGAACTAGTGTTGTCAGTGCCACCAAGGTTTGCAGTCAAAGTACTACCACTAGATCTACCACTATTTGATGCTGACAAGAATGCACTATGGCTATGAGAACCATTAGAGCCAGTCTCAATATAGACAAAATGATTATGCGCATTAGCACTATGCCCATGCGCATCTTGAGCATGGTTATGCGAGTTCTGCGAATGGTTATGCGCATCTTGCGTATGCGTGTGCGCATCCTGAACATGCGTGTGCGCATTTTGCGTATGGTTGTGAGCATCCTGAGTATGCGTGTGGGCAGGCATTTCGCTCTGAACCAAAGTATGAGTCTTCGCACCACCAGTCTCAGCCAAAGCGTCAAACTCGGTTTGCGTAGAATCAAAACCTACAGGCACACGACCCTTCAGGTTCGGAACATTGAACGTGGTGCTACCGTCACCAGCGCCGTAGGTGGTTCCGATCGCAGCGAACAACCGACTGTAAGTCGGGTTCGTGCGTGACACAGCCGAACCGTCGCAAATAAACCATCCGCTCGGCGCAACAGCACCACCATACTGAGTGATGATGCCAGCAGGAATGAACGCATCGACATATGCCTTGCGGACAGCATGGTTGTCCAACGTAGGTGTCGTCGCAGGCAACGTCGGGATCGAGGTGAAAGCAATAGAAGCGTCACGCTGGACAACTTCGGTGTTCAGAAAGTTGAGCACCGAAGTGAAGTTGGCATTGACTTGTGTGCCATCGGCGTTAGTGCCGTTGGCAAACACGTAAGTGACAGAAGCAGTAGCCATCAGGCACGCACCTTTCGAGGGTTGAACTTATATGTAACAGAATTGATTCCCCATGGCTTCCCGCCGCTCGACGAAATCTTCAACTGGATAGAACGAGCCAAACCAAGATTTGAACCCTTCACAAAGATTGCACCAGTTGCAGACTCGCCCCAGTTCGCTTCGTTCCAACCTTCGATGCCGTCAGGTTCTGTCCCCAGAGGCGACCACACCAAAGCATCTGACGAACCATCAAGGAACAACTGGAATACTCGTGACACTACAGACTCTTCCCAGTCGTGGTACACCTGCATTGTCAGCGTCGTATCGACTGTTGTTTGCTTCGCAACAAAGTCGGGTCGACGCCACATCTTTCGAGCAGAGATACTGCCCGCATCATGCCATCTCGTGACATAGTACGAGCCAAAGTTCGAAGCACCAGCGCCGACATCATCTTGATAAACAAACTGCAAATCAACCTTGAGAAGATACGGGTTACTCGGATGAGCCATGATCCGATAAGTGCTGCCAGTCGACGTAGCAAAATCAGCGCCCAAACCGACACCAAACTCATCCGACGTCTGATACTTAGTCCAAGCACCACGCTCCCCCAACGACGGGTCATAAACAAACGAATACTTCGCCTTCGTGCTATCGCCCCACGGCACAGCAACCCACACCTTGCGGTTCGTCCACGACACAGCAATCGAATCCTGAGAACCCTCAAAGATCGACCCATCCTGAATGGCGGGTCGGATCTGCGTAAACAAATCCAGAAACTTCTGCCCGTCGTACATCATCAAACCATCGGGCCACGAGAAGAAATAGATAGCACGCTCAGACACAGCAACAGCCTGAGGGTTCACCGCACCCACCTCAGTCGACAACGTCACCACCTGAAACGTGTCAGTCGAATACCCGAGGATCGCAAACACACCACGCTTCTTGAACACCAGAAGATTGCCATTGAACGGCACAACAGCCGTAATCCCCGAACCGCCCTCAACGATGTCGATGTAATCGTCAGACCGCCAAGACTCAGGGAAGAACGGATGCGAGAAACGCACACGGTTTGGATAATCCGTGCCATCCTCAGTCGTATAACCAACCCACATGCGATCCACATGCGACGCCGCAAAGCGGGCAGTCGGCATGTGGGTGCCATTCGAGTTCGACAAATCCTCCTGCCATTGACCCGCCCCAGACGCAGTCAACGAAGTAGACGTAGAACCATTCCACTTCTTCGAAGTAGTACCAGTCGCCACATACACAGAACTTGCCGACCCAGTAGTCCACTCTGCAAACGACCCGCCAAACGGTGCAGTCGTAGCAATCGAACAAGAAGCAAACGCTGTTGTCGTCGCATAATAGACAGCATTATTCGCAGCCAACAATAACTGCGGCGTAGCCGCATTCCAAGCCCACACCCTCTTCGGAGCAAACGAACCGTTCGCAATCCCACCAATCGCAGAAGCATTCAACTTCTGCATACCGCCACGCATAGCGAACCCGCCACGTGGATCAATATCCACGTTCAACAAATCAGGAGACTCGCTTACACCCAACTGAAACGGGTCAGCACGAAGATTCAAACCGCCCGTAAAATCGTCGGTACGAAGCAACGACAGACGGCTCATTGACCAAGAGTCCTGCCAAGGCTCTGCAACCACCAGCGGCTAGACATGTGCGGAACGCCATCAGCGAAAGCCAGCGGACGCTGAGACGGCGGACGCATAATGTCTGCGGTAGCAAGACGGACAGCCTCGTCGAACGTGCGACGGTAGAACGTCGCCAGTTCGACATCTTCCTGCAACTGGTACACCTGAGCGACGCCATAGTAGACGAGCGCCTGATGCAACCGCTCGTCGGCATCTACCTCAATCGAGTTAGAAACAGTCCAATCAGTCGGCTTCCGATACCCACGCACAATCAGCGGATACACCGCATCAGGCTTGGGCCACAGATGAACATTGTCTTGCCACAACGAGAAGTACAGCGGACGCTGAGCCTGATCAAACGAACCGATCCAAATCTGCTCAGCATCGTCGTACGAGATCAACTCGATACGACGACCGACAGCCGACGTGTCGACGAGAGAAGTGACCTCACGCAAGTCTCCGTCACCGATAAGGTTGATCGGATAGGCACGCTGCCCAGACGTGGTGTTCAGCGCGTACGTCTTCTGGAAGAAAGGCCAACGGCGCTCGAGCGCAATAATGCGCTCAAAGCCGTCCTTGATGTACATCGTCAACAACGTGTCAGAGACATCTTGCTGGTCAAGGTCGACGATCTCACGGATCTTGGAACGGATCTCATTCAGATTCACGTGCCTGCTCCTTAGCCATCTGACGCAAATGACCGATGCAGTACATCGTTTCCTTTGCTCGGGCACCTTGGCAGGTGCCTTCGTTTGCCATGCAGCGTGTGTGCCCAAGGTACGGCATGCCACCCGCAGGCGCAGGTGATGCGTCGGCGGTAGCGTAGGGTCGAGACGCTGCAGTTGCAGGTACTCCGTACAGGGCGTATGCGGGTGTTCCAGCCATCATCAATAGCCAATTTCGTTACCTACGAACACAGAAGCCCGCCCCCAAAGGGACGGGCTTCCATGTTCTTGTCGGGAAGAATCAGGCGGTCTTCGCCGTCAACTTGCCCTGCTTCTTGCGGTTGCGCACGGTCAGGTTGCCGTAGCACAGGATCAGCGAGTAGCGAGCATCGAGGTTCTCGGGCTTCACGAACGGCGTGACCTCGAACCACTTGTCGCTGTGACCGACCAGCGTGATGTACTTGCTGTTCAGGAAGTACATGGTGCCAGCGGGGCAGTCCACGTCGTACGCCACGGGAGCAGCCTTGAACAGCAGGTTCTGGAAGCCAGCATCTGCAGTCTTGGTGTCCGTGTAGCGCAACTGCGGCTGCAGCAGGCTCTCATACTTCTCGAACAGGGTCTGGGTGCCGAGCACCATGTCGGGATGATCGTTTCCGACCGACACGGTGTTGTAGGCGGTGGTCATCTGAGCGAGGGTCAAAGCACCAGCGGTGTTCTCCTCGTACGAACGCCACCAAGTCTCGCTGGACGAATCGATTCCGCCGACGCTGTTGCCCGACTCGACGAGGTTGCCGAGACCGTTCCAGTTCTTGCCCGAGTTACCCGTGCCGTCACCGAAGAACATGGCGTTGAAGCCTTCCTTCATCGACTCCTCGGCCTGCATGATCTTCGCTTCGAGCAGGTTCACCATCGCCTGCTCACCGTTGTTCTTAGCCTCCTCGATGCCCGAGATAGCGACCGAAGCAGCGTACTGCTTCCAATCGAACTCGGCAGCGGTGATGCCCGATTGCGGGGTGAGCGAGATGGTGTCGTAGCCCGAGTACGAAGCCACGGTGGTGTTCTCACCGTAGATCAGCGGCTCGACGATGTTGGTTCCGCCGTTCAGCATGCGGATGCGACCCTTGTCCATGAGGAAGTAGGTCAGCGGACGTGCGTTGAACACGTTGTCCGTCAGCGTCTTGCGGTAGTTCGCAACCGTGGTTGCGAGAAGTGTCTGGAGAGCGTCTCCGTGAATAGCCATGATGTGTCCTCCTTAGGACTTATGAGACCCCGTGCTGCCGTTTGGCGGCAGCCCAAGCGTCTGCGATTGAACGGATTGTCCCCACGTCGTCGCTCGCCGTCTTCGCAGAAGACGCACCAGACACCACAGATGCCTGACGCTTCCCCTCGACCTTTGCAGCCGCCTTACTAGCCTCGACCTTCTGTCGGGCAGTAACACGATCAAAGGCGATCTGCTTGAAGACTGCCTCAAGATTCGTAGACCCCTGCGCAACGGCAGCAGCCACAACCTCCTGAGCATCGAAATCGTCGCCGTAGGTTGTTTGCAACCTCGAGATCTCCCGTTCGAGTTCCTGCTGTGCTTGCGCTTTCTCGAAGGCGGAGATTCGACCCTCCATCTCCTGAATGCGCTTGGCTGATGGATCGTCCATCTGGAAACCCGAATCGAAATACGGGTCATCATCAATCATACGTTGCGCTTCCTTACGGCTCACACCGTAATGATCCGCAAGCAGATCAATGGTTCCAGCAGGATCGTTCTCCAAAGCCTGCCTGATAGCAGAAGCCCATTGAAGTTCCTGACGCTGCGACGCTAGTTCCTGCGTCTTGCGGGTATAGTCCGCTTGACGGCTGTAACCAGCAATTGCCTCCGATAGGGGCACACGCACATCCATCCCATCGACTTTGACAGTCACATAGTGATCGCCAAACTCATTGACATCAATGACGGGTGCATCATCGGCTCCGCCCATCTCGTCGACTTGTCCGTCTTCAACGGGGTCTACATCGGGGCTATAATCGGTGGTATCCACCTATGTTCCTCCTGAGTCCTATTTGGTTGCTCTACCAGAAGGAGTATGCGTTACATCGAGTTGGGCAATTCCATGTTCATACGAGATGTCAACGCCGCAAGAACTGACGGATCGATCCCAGACAACGCCTCAGGTGTCGCCGCTGGCGGAGCCATAGCGCCACCCATATCGGGCATCGACATCGGAGGAGCACCCATCTCGGGTGGCATTCCTCCACCCATTTCGGGCGGCATGCCGCCACCCATCTCTGGGCCTTGCGGCTGCGGTGCAGCCTGCATGAACTGATCGGGGTTCTTGACACCGAAACCGAACTGCAGAACATGCGTCGCCAACGCCTGCATGTTGATGATTCCCATCTGCGCAAACGGTGCCATTGCATCAACCATCTGCAATGCCATCTGACGACGGAAAGACTCGTTGATCGGAGCGGTAGAACCAGCCTCAACCTCGTAATCAAACTCGCCTGAGATATAGTCGGCATCGAACGTCACCCACACAGGGTCACCCTCACGACCGACCACACGAGCAACCTGCTCGCCAGTCATAAACTGCTGGGCGAGTTGCACAAGTCGTGAAGCAACCTCGGCAATCGCCTGCTCGATAGTCGCCAACTTGTCAGCAGCACGAGCATTCGCAGCGTCCTGCACAATCGCCGCTTCCGTCGCCGTACGACGAATCTCAGGCAGCGAACCACGCAGATATTCCGACACACCCGACACCATGTTGATGTCAGATTCGATGATGTCGGACTGACGGTAGAACTCGGGCGGAGTGACGACCGCAGGGAACGGCTGAACAACGTTGGTCAACGGCTCGTCGCTGGCAACGGGCACCATCGTGTTGTCGTAGTCCGACTCGAGCGCATCACGACCGTCTGCGTCAAACGCAGACTCCTTGAAGAGGTACTTACGTGCGTACCGCTTACGGTGGTTCATCATCTGCGTACGAGTCTCGTTCAGTTCACGCTGCAACGGCTCGATCGCCTCAAGATCACCCAACGGGTAGAAGTGGTCGGGAACGTCGTAGTTGCGAATCATCACGAACGGATGACCGAACGCATACGGCATCTTCATCGGCTTGACAAGGAACTGTTCGCATCCATCCGAGAACACGCTCATCATGTTCTTCGGGATGTCGTAGTATTCCCAGACCTCGACGTAGCCCTCTTCCTTGTCTTTCGGCTGACGTGACGTAGGCTCGTCAGCGTCATACCGACCCCACGACGTGGCTTCCACCATGTCACGAGCAGACCTTGAATACCGCTTGTCAGACTTGACGTCCTTCACCGAACGGCGGATGCGCTGGGCGATCCACCGTGCGTCGTCGATCGAAGTGGCATCAGGATCAACAAACACGTCAAACGGCGATACACGTTCAACAAACGGTCTGTCTTCTGTAACAACGATTGTTGGCGTGATCTCGTTACCAGCAATCTGTTCCGACTGATCGCCATCTTCCGAGATCTGCTCTTCCTCGACATAGCGGTAGCCGACCTTCAGCCAACCGTGACCGACAACAAGGAAGTCCTTGACGGCACGACGGAACTGGGGGCGCACCTTGTAGTGACGCCACCAGTAGTTGATGACTGCTTCTGTGATCAGAGCCTGTGCCGCCGAATCAGGTCGGCGGGCATTCACGGCGATCTTCGGATAGTTCACCGCTACAGCGGGAGCAATCACGTTGACGGTCGAAAACGAGATGTTGACCAGAAGACGGTCGTCGGGCGACACGTCTTCAAAGTGTCGTCCACGGTACAAGTCGATCAGACGGCGCCAAGTGCCGTCATAGTCCTCTTCACGTCGCCACTTCTTGGCGACGGAAATCTTCTTCTTGTACTTGCCGAGAATGTCGGCGTTAGACGGACGGGCCATCAGGCTTCATTCCAAGCCTGAGCGGAACGAGCAACAAGGTTCCACACAGCAATGAGGCCAGCGATGCCAGCAGCCTTGAGGAATCCGATGTTGAACACAGCCGACGTGAGCGGACTGGCGGTAGCGCCAGCCACAAACGTCGCAACTGCCCGCTTGAAAGCATCCTTGTAAGTCATAGCCCCTCCTTGAGGTGGTAGTCGATATGGTTGTCGAGTCGTTCGTCGATGTGATCGACTTTGGTTTCGATCCGCAGGAGAACCTTCTGGTTCTCCGCATGCTGTTGGGTGTTCCGTTTGTCAAACCTACTGAGACCCCACATCATGGGGCCGCCAATGACGGCGACGACAATAGGAACCCACCACATGTCAGATCACACCCACCGCTGTCCTACGGGTTCGGCCTTGATGCCAGCGTCAGCCGCTTGCTGCTCCTGCAGACGTTGACGTTCCCTGATGGTTGGCCCGTGGAAGTCTTCCTTCCCGTGGGCAAATCCCAAACGAATGCCCTTGATGTGGCATCCAAAACAGATCTTGCCACGACGTGGAATAATATCCACAACCTCGGCTTTTCCGCATTCTTCGCATAGAAACATTCCCATCACATCTAATAGCGTGCGTTACCTATTACGATCTGACGTTGAATGCGCCCAAAGGTACACGATCGTCACCGATCTTCCCCGAAAGAGACAGTCTCGAGAACCAATCCAAACTGTATTGCGGGGCTGGCGCTTCAGCCATGTACTCTGGCAGCCAAACGTATTTCAACATCTGATGGGCGATAGCAAGAGACATCACACGGTCGTCATGAGGAGAACCGTGCATCTTGCCGTTAGGGTCACGGACGAACGTTCGCAACTCTGCAATCGTCCGCTCATCACGCAGGTCGATCGCCCCGTCACGGATCGAGGCAGCCAACTCATCGATAGCCAACGGCTTTGTCGCCGCTGTAGTTCGCCAGCCCAGAATCTCCGTTGCCTCAGGGTTGCGCTGTTGCAAACGGCGGGTGCGATACAGATTCTTGTATCCGTAGCGCTGCAACGCTTTCAGCGTTGTCAGACCGTGGTTGTTGTTCTCGACGCCCAGAAGTGCGCCGTTGTACCACCAAGCGACTTCAGCCAGCGCTTCACCGAACAAGTCTGGCTCAATATGCCCATGCCAATGGGCGACGACAAGAGCGTTGCGGGCGTCAATGACATGGGCCGACGAGTAGTCGCCATGACCCAGACCCTCAGCAACGTCAGCGCCGATCACGTACACGCCTTCGGGATGCGGTTCTTCCCACACAGCAAACTCGCCATCGGGCGTCACCCGATACTCGACCTGCTTCTTTGTGAACTTGTGAAGAAATCCTCGACGAGGTTCCTCCGTCTCATACTCGACTAGAGCGTCCAGATCGAACACGGGGTTACCCGACTTGATGAACGCCTCATCATGGTTGCGTGGGTACTCCTGATGCAACTGCCATGACGGCATCGTCTTCAACTTGGTTTCGTACCAGTCGTCGTTACGGTCGCCAGCCGACCAAGGCCAGAAGATGCCCGTGAACGCATTGGTGCCGTTCTGAGATCCAACCCAGAGGTGGTGGAAGAAGTTACCTGATCCGTTTGCCGTAGACAGACAGATAACCCGACCACCCACGTCAGCAATCGGTTCGATAGAAGCCCACGCCTCTTCGGAGTTCGGTAAGAACGCCATCTCGTCCACAACCACCAGATACACCGACTCACCACGAGCAGGATCGTTGCCCGAAGGCAACGATTCAATTGCAGACTCGTTAGAGAACGTCATCTTCAACTGGTTGTCCGACGTCAAGTCGGGGCCACGCTCTTTCATCCACATGGGAATGAACTTGTACCCGTACTTCGACTTCTGTAGCAACTTGGCTGCTTCACGTTCCGTACGTGACAGCATGACAACGAAACGGTCAGCCCAGAAGAACGTCAACCAGAACGCATAAGCGGCAGCCAAAGTCGAGAACCCGATCTGTCGTGCCTTCAGCACGACGGAATAACGGTTCGACATCCAAGCACGAATCGTCTCGATCTGCGCCTCACGCATCTCAAACTTGATACGCCCCTGCTCAGGATGCTTGATGTGCCAGTAGTTCTCGCAGAAGTAAGCGAATGCGTCTACAAGTTCGTCGATGCTGGCATCTTCAGGGCCACGGCAACGCCGCCACTCCCTTTCGTTCAGCAGTTCAGTCAGTTCCATCCTCGTCCCTCATCCTCTGAGGATATTGCTCGCCCTCACCCGCACAGGCAGGACATTGCCAATGACATGCCGCAGGCGGATACTCCATCCCACACAACGGACATTCCACCATCTCGCTCATACAGCACGAAGACGACGGGACTCCATCTCATTAGCGGCAGCCGCCGCAATGAGGGCGTCCAAATCCTTGTCAGACAACTGAGCGACCGACGTCTCAGACTTCACCGTCACAGACGGCGGAGCCATCCGATTCGTAGCCTGCAGATACAACTGTGCCGCCTTGATGTCGCCGCCCAAAGCGGCGTTGTACAAGGTGTCCAGAAGGCGCTGAGAACGCTCAGGCGACCCTTGGATGTCGTCGACCTTCTCCTGCCACTTCTTACGGAAGACGTCCTTCTTCTCCCAGCGGCGGAGGGTGGTGACGTTCACCCCGATCGACTCGGCGTACTTCTCTTTGGAGGAAGGGTCACGTTCGGACGGGGGCGTGCAAAGCCATACAACATATGCCTCTTGGCGGGCGTCCAGCACGTTCTCCTCGATGCTCACACCAACAGGCAACTTCGTTACCTGTTCACTTGTTCACGATGTAACGAGGTAACTATTTGTTAGGGGCCACCCAGTTATCAACGGCTGCTGCGTAGCATCGCAGCCGTTGATCTAGTAACAAGTTGCGACGACAGGAGCGAACATGCCGAAGGTTGGAAAGAAAGAGTTCCCGTACACGAAGGCTGGCTATGCTGCCGCCAAGAAGGCGGCAAAGAAGACAGGTCAGAAGATGGTCGTCCCCAAGAAGGGCCATGAGAAGACCGAGAGTGCGGCGGAACGCCGCCGTGAGTACGGCAAGAAGTCCTGATGGCTGCCAAGAAAGACCCCCGCCTAGCACGTGCAGGAGTCTCAGGCTACAACAAGCCTAAGCGCACCCCAGACCACCCCAAGAAGTCCCACATCGTAGTCGCCAAATCAGGCGGACAGATCAAGACCATCCGATTCGGTGAACAAGGTGCGTCGACAGCAGGGAAACCCAAAGCAGGGGAATCCGCTCGCATGACCCAGAAACGTGAGTCGTTCAAAGCACGCCACGCCAAGAACATCGCCCGTGGCCCCATGTCCGCAGCCTACTGGGCGAACAAGGTGAAATGGTGACCCCGCCCCGCATCACCATCCGCTGGTGGGACACCTACGCCATCGAAGACAACTGGTACGACCTCGAAACCCCACACCACGACCGAATCCTCGAAACCACAGGATTCCTTGTCGGAGAAACCCCCAACTACGTCCACATTGCAGCAACATGGGACACCCACAGCGAACAATACACCACAGCCATCGCCGTCTACAAACCCTGCATCGACAGTCGCAGCGACAAACACACCATAAACGTATCCTGACCAGCAGGAGTCCCACAAACAGAACCCCCCATACGGGGGGTTCCTTCATTTACCCCCCAACATATCAGCGCACACCAATTCGGCCCTCCACAGAGAGACTCCTTTATAGCGCTGTACGGGTGGGGGGCCATGCACCCCCTCCATCGTCCCGATCGGGGTGCACAGGACGAACAGTCGCCCTGTACAGGCACAAGGGGATTCGGGCAGGATTTCCCGTCTCCCCAATAGGTGGGAGCAGGGTGTTCCCGAGACAAGAGATCAAGGAGATATGAGATGGATGCGGTATGGTTCGTGAGTTGCGTGCGTCGCACGCTTGAGAGTCGTGACTACGAGTGGACTCTGTCGGTGAACGACGATGATGGTGCGTGGTCGTTGACGATGGTGCAGAGTCGCACGGAGCCGTTGGGTCGTGGTGATGATGTTCGTCGTGCGTTGCAGGCGTTCGTGGATCTTGAGATGTGCGAGATGCGTGGTGGTGTGTTGGTGCGTGAGTATGTGGTGGGCGAGATTGAGTACGTCGCTGGTGCTCGTGGTTACTGATGTCCGAAACTGAAACTGAAACGTGCGTTTCAGTTTGGGTGCAGAGAGTGAATCGTTCGGGGTCGTTCCCCGACTGCACGCTACGCCATGAACAACTGATTGGCGTTTGGAGGAAATGAAATGAACAAGATCATGAAGTGGTGCCCGAAGAACTACCCGAACAAGAACAACTTCGTTGCGATTGAGCAGAACGTTCAAGCGGGCGAGGCGTTGTCGTTGGATTGGTGGTGGCATGCGGGCGAGGAGTGCGTGGCGAACTACAAGGGCAATGCGAGCAAGTACGCCGAAGCGGCGACTTTCTTGGGTGCGAAGCGCAACACGGAGGGCACGATTCGCACGACTGTCGGTGTGGTGGTTCGTGCTCTGAAGGCTGGCTATGTCCGTGAGGATTTCGGCACCGACATGGGTATCGATCATGTTCGTGAGACGATGAAGGGTTCGGGTCAGCGTGCGGTGTCGGAGAAGAAGACGACGCCGAAGGCTGAGGCCGAGAAGATGTTGGCGAAGATGGACAAGCGTCAGCGTCGTGCGCTGTTCCTCGCTCTTCAGGAGGAGTTCGCCTGATCTGAAACGTGCGTTTCAGTTTGCCTAGCACGCATTCGCAAAGCGTGTTTGCGCCGTGTTCGTTGCACGGCGAGGCGCTACACCGTGAACAACTGATCGGTGTTTGAAAGGAAATGAAATGACCCGTTACTTCAACAACGACGTGAGGACGCTTGAGGATGCTTGCAATGATCTGTTGCGCAACTATCTGAAGAACGTGTTCGCTGGCGATGCAAAGATGTTGATGGATGTTGCCACGTTCGCTCTGTTCTCGCTGTGTGACACGTTGTCGGGGATGGATGGTGGTCGCATGGGCGGTCATCCTCTGATCAAGGTGATCAACGTGTGCGATGAGTGCGACGAGGACATCTGGGACGAGTTCTCGTGGCATGAGGACGGCGACAAGATCGTGCACGACAACTGTTGCGTGACGTGCAACAGCAATCCGTTCCACAAGGATTGATCACAGTCGAAATGCCGTGAGGCATAATCCACGGGTGTCCGCCGTGGGTCTGATGAGACAGGACAAGGAGAATGAAATGAACATCAATCAGCACAACAACCGCCTCGTTCGTGAGGTGGCGAAGAGCAAGAAGGCGCATCGGCATCACAGCGCTCGCAACCCGCATCGTGCGGGTCGCATCGCTCTGTTGCTCTGCGAACTGCAGGCACAACTGGAAGAGGAGGGTAACTGAAATGAGCGTTTCAGTTTCGTTGAAGAAGGTTCAGTCCGTGGATGCGTTCATGGAATCGTGGGCGCCTGCCATTCGTGAGGCGTTGCGTGCGAACGTGGATCTGACTGCGTCGGGCATGGCTCATGCTCGTCGTGTGATCGGTGACGTGCGACGACAGTACGGGTACACGACTGATTCGTGGTCGTTGCTCGGCAAGGGCAAGCACAACGCCAAACTGGCGAAGAATGAGATGGATACGTATTCACTCACGATGTCGTCGTTCGTTCACGAGATGTTGAATGGTCGCAAGGTCAACATGTGTCCGAATGCTGGGTCGTGTGTGCAGACGTGTGTCGGCAAGCATGGCAAGGGTGAACTCACGTCGGTGCAGAAGGCTCGTGCGTGGCGTAGCGAGGCGTTCATCACTCATCCTGTTGAGTTCGCTGTTCTGCTTCGTGCAGAGTTGCGTTGGGCGACTCGCAACTGGAATGAGATTGCTCTTCGCCTCAACGTGAATAGTGACATTCCGTGGTGGCTGGTTGCCGAGGATTTGTTCGGTGATCTCGCTGTCAATGCGTACGACTACACGAAGAACGAGGACGTGTTGCCTCAGGGCAAGCACTTCACGGGTTCGTCGTGGATGACGGAGAACTATCGTCTCACGTTCTCGTACAGCGAGCGTGTCGCTCGTGATCGTGAGTTGCAGAAGCGTGTCGCAGGGTGGCGTGGTCATGGCGGTTGCATCGCTGTGGTGACTGATCGTCGCAAGGGTGATGACGTGATGCGTCGCATGGATCTCGATGAGTTCAACGAGAATGTGCCTGTCATCTCGGGCGATGAGGACGATTTCCGTTTCGGTGATCCGAGCGGGTGCATCGTCGATCTGCGCATGAAGGGTTATGCGATCAGCAAGATGCCCGCTATCGTTCAGCGTGTTTACGCTGACAAGGTCTGACGCCGTGTTTCACGTCGTCGGTGACAACAACATCAACCAACAAACAAAGGAGACAATCATGGAGAACAACAACAGCAACGACAACATCAACAACGACTACATCGAACGCAACCCGTTTGAACTCATGCGGTTCAATGGGATGAGCGAGGGCGGTCAGGTCGCCAAGTTCAGCGGTGGCAACTGGTACTCGGAGAAGTACGTCGAGATGGTGACGCAGGGTGACCGTGTGAAGCAGGCTCGCATCGAGCAGTTGGAGATCATGCATCAGAAGCAGTCGTCTCTGCTCAAGCATGTGGTGCGTGTGATCAACGAGTTCCTGCCCGACTACGAGGAGGACGATGACATCATCGAAGCGTTCTCTTCGCTGTTCAACATGCACTTCGGCTGGGATGTCGGTGAGGTGCACGACCCTCGTCGTCGTGAGTTGGAGATCGACATCGAGGTGCTGGTGAAGAAGCGCATCACGTTGAACATCAAGACGATGCAGGGCAAAACCGATCCCGATGAGATCGAGGATCACATCAAGGATGTCTTCAGCAATGATCCCGATGCGAATCACCTCTGCTTTGAGGACTCGATCTTTGAGGTGATCGACATGCACACCGATTCGGAAGAGACCGAAGACGTGGACGTCACGATCCTCTGACAAGATGTCGGTGCACCACTCGTCCGACTGAAACGTGCGTTTCAGTTTCGTCGGACGGGTGGTCATCACAACAGCAAATAACCCAACAAACAAAGGAGAAATCAACATGTCACTCGACTTCAATTTCCAAGCATGCAACCTTCCCGAAGACGAACTGTGGGTGCAAGACGACGTCGGCTATCGGCTCGCACCGAAGTACGACCAACTCGTGTGGCTCACACTCGTGGTGGACATCGGGCACATCAAGGATGAGATCATGGCGCAGGAGTTCTACGACCGTGGCAGGTTCTACGAGAGCCTGTTCGGTGCGATCTACTACGACAAGGATGGGAACAGCCTGCTGTCTCTCGAGACGTGTCAGCGTGCGATCGGACTGCGCACGAACGTCCTCACGAAGAAGCGCACCGAGTGGATCAAGCGGTGGAGTGGGAGCAACTTCTTCCACTATCACAACTGTCCGACCATCAAGCCCAAGACCAACAAGACCAAGTGAAAGGAGAAATGAACATGACCATCAACGAAGAAATCACAGGCAAGTTCCTTGCGAATGCGGAGGAGCACGAGGACTCGATCGCTCTCGTCGGCAAGACGTTGCGAGATCAACTGATGTCGTTCGGTTGGGACGGGTGTGACTGGTTCACATACGTGTTCCCCGATGGGACGAAAGCAGACTGCGAGGTGTGGATGGAGGACGACGGTGCGGTGTATGTCACCGCTTACCGACAGTTCACCGATGACGAGGGTTACGAGGACACCGATCACTCGTGCTTCCATCAATGCGGGATGATCGACTGCGAACCGAGTGTCGCCTACCGCATCGATTGGTCGGAGTCATGAGCACCACCGCCTTGTTCTATTCGTTGCTCGTTCTGTGGGCATTCATCTGGGTGGCGTCGGTGATCGTCGCCTACTACGTCGGTCACGATCAGGGTCGTTTGGATGAGCGTCGTCGCTTGCGTGAGCGCCGCTCGACGACTTTCGAAAGGAGGTGGTAATCACATCGTCCCTGCGTACAGCCCACAAACTTGTCAACACATCTGAAGTAGAATCAAACACAAACAAAGGAGAACAACATGCAGATCAATCAGTCAATCATCAACCGCAACACCGCCATCGTCACGCATCTCGACCACGTCCTCGTGATGTGGCGTGAAGGACGCATGCCCACGGAGAATGCGAAGATGCTCTACAAGTTCCTCATCAAGGGCATGGTGCTCACGGGACACCACGAACTGTTCGAAGACGAACACGTCGACGAAGACGAAGAGGAGACCGCCAGAAAGCGTCCTCGCTACAGCGAGAACGAGATCGACACGCTGAAGCGTCTCTACGTCCGTGGTCGCACAGCGGTACAGATCGCTGATCAACTCGGACGTTCCGCACCATCGGTGCGTACCGTCATCAAGCGTCTCCAGACGCAGAAGGTCTTGCCCAAGCGCTACAAGGCTCGGGTGAGTGCAAGCAACATCAACAACATCAACAACAACAACGAAGGGAAGTGATCATCATGGGAATCGACAAGAATGGTGTTATCGGAGGAGTTACCAGCGGTGCGTTTCGTGAGGCTCCGTGGCATGGACTCGGTGAGTCCCGCAACAGCAAGGGTGAAGTCGTCGGCACCAAGGTGCAGATCAGCGACAACATCCGAGACGGACGTGAGTTGCTCGTGACCGCTGGCCTCGACTGGCAGGTGAAGAAGCACACCCTCCGTGACCTCGGCATCAACATGGAGAACGCCGAAGATCACGCTGCGATCATCCGCACCGACAAGGGGAGCATCCTCGGCATGCACTCGGAGAAGTACGGCGAGGTGCAGAACGAGGTGCTCGGTCAGTACATGGATGTGCTGATGAAGGTGCGTGGTGACGCTCAGCCTGTGTCCGCTGTCGAACTGTGGGGCGGGAAGGTCGTGTTCATCGTCATCGAGTTCCGTGACATGGTCAAGGTCGTGCGCAAGGACGGAGACGAGACGGACAAGATGACCCGCTACATGGGTCTGTACACGTCGCACAACGGCATGTACCCGCTCGGCGTCAAGTACATGAACCAGTTGTGGGTCTGCCAGAACACGTTCACGCCGTGGCGTGCAGACACGGGGTTCGTGATCCGTCACACTCGCAACGCCAACGACATTGCTGTCGAGGCGACCAAGTCGCTCGAGTTGATGATGTCGACGTTCGACGACTTCGACGTGGAACTGGATCGTCTCCTGATGATGGAGGCGGACAAGCGCACGCTCACACAGCAGGTGATCCCCGCTGTGATCGGCAAGCGCCCCAACAAAGAGGGTCGTGCGCAGACCATGTACGACAACGCATGGGGCGGCATCGTCGCAGAGTGGAACGACAAGACTCGTGGCGAGTCTGCGTTCGATGCGGTGATGGCGGTGCAGGGCTACGAGCAGCACCGCTCCATCGTGCGCAACAACGGGCGTGACATCGCCGCCATCCGTCGAGTTCTCGACGACAAGTTCCCGCTCACGCAGAAGGCCGTCTCGGTCTTCTCCTGATACTCTCGTGTGGGTGACGGCACCGCATGGTGCCGTCACTCGCACCTGACAGCAAACCAAACCCAATACACAAGGAGGAAGAAATGGAACCCAATGACTACACCATCAACATCACACTCGCACAAGCGCAGGCGCTGCTCAAGACGATCGGCATCGCACTCGACAACCTGCAAACGAAACTGCTACGGACGGTCGACAACCGCTCGCTCGCACGATCGACGCAGGAAGAGTTGGCTGCACTCGCACAAATCCAACAGCAGTTGCTGTCGATGATCATCGAGGTCGGATCATGAGCGACAAGGAGGTCGTCAACGTGCACCACGTCCTGTTCACACCCATCGTCACCGTGACGGTCGAGGAACATGAGGACGGAACCTTCCACGTAGTACCCGACGTGCATTGCGACTTCAGCGACTCATTCGCCTACGTCCACAACACGCAGGACGGTGTGAACACGTCTGAGTTTGAAATGTTTCGTGAGCAGACGCAAGAGATCAACAACCTGATCGACAGCCTCAAACTCGTCGAGTATTACCAGATCGTGGACTACGAGAATGAGCCGTTCTGACGATCAACATTGGCAATGCCCAGCCTGCGGACAACGCCTCACCACTCACGTCCCACTCAAAGAAGACCCGAGATGCATGAAGCACACGGGAGGCGGACGTAAGATGCAACAGGTACAGCGAAAGCGCTGATACGCATAAGTGTTGACACCGATCAACCCCACCTCTCTTATACTCCCCTCACGGGGAGGGGGGATAAAGGGGGGTGGGGAACGGTACAAGAGTGTTCCCGTCCGCCGCTCCGCTAGGACGGGAACACGGAGCAACGACAGGAAAGGAGATACATGGCAAAGAAACAGATTGGTTGCGGTGTCGAAACACACGGCGAAGAGTGTCTCTGTGATGTCAAGGTGTCGTCGCAACAGGTTCCCATTCTTGTAAAGAACCTCGTCGTCGACTTCAGATACGGAGAAGACATCTGCCGCCTACGTGGATACACACAAACGTGGGACGACGACCAGATCATCAACTACCTCGAAGACATCCTCAAGGTTCACGATGAGATCAACGAAGGGTACTTCCGTCACCGCAACGGCGCCCTGATCGCACGAAACGCAGTCGGCCTGTCACGTGGTCTTCTGAGCGAATACCAACGGAACGAACTGCGCAGAATCATTCTGCTCGGAGCGTCCTACAAAGACGTGATGCAGCACGCCATCGACAACTGGGGGATCGAAGTGTCCAAATCGTATGCAGCCCACCTGCGCAAGCGGACGTTGCCCAAACAGAAAGGAAGGAAATGAAGATCAGATACAACGAAGAAGACGGAACACGTGAGGTGTACGTACGGCAGTCGTGGATCAACGATGCCATCATGTGCAACGAACGAGGACGACAGGGAATCATCCGCCCCGAATGGTCGATGCCGAACGACGCAACGATCCTCGGCACCGCTGTGCACGCTGGCATCGCCAGCGTTCTCGAAGGCAAAGGTGAACCGAAGAAGGTGGCGCTCGACGAACTCAACCGTCTCCTCGACGAACCGTTCCAGCGTGTCAAGTACACGAACGAAGAACTGTACGACCATCTGCACGAACTCATCCGTGAATGGGAGAAGAACATCGCTCCCGTCCTCGGCAATGTCGTCGCAGTCGAGAAGCCGTTCACCTTCCTGCTCGATGAGTTTGGTGACACCAAGGTGTACGGCATTGGTACAATCGACTGTGTGACAGACACAGCGATCTGGGACTGGAAGACATCGGGCAAGAAGTACAACGCCCGTGACAAGCAGTCTCAAGCGGTGCAACCCACCATGTACACCGCCGCCGCAGTTGCACACGGATGGCTGGAGTTCCCAGCCACCTTCAACTACGGCGTTCTAGTTCGAAGCGGCAAGGCACAGATCGTGCCCGTCCACCGCAACGAGAGCCATGTCGAGTGGCTGCGAGAGATCGTTCGACCGTTCATTCGGTCAACGATCTTGCTCGGCACAGACGACCCTTGGACACGCAACGACACGCACTACCTGTGCAACTCGACGTGGTGCTCCTACTGGAGCGTCTGCAAAGGAAGCAAGTTGGCACCCGCCGACATCACACCAAACACAGAAGGGAAGTGATCACCATGATCAGCAAAGACCAGTCCATCGTCACTCAGGTCGCCGCAAAGATTGCGAGCGAACTGACCAACACCACCGCCATCCCCGAGCGCACGCCCGAGGCGATTCAGGCGTTGTACCTCAGCCACTACGACTTCGTGTGCGAAGTGCTGAACACCACCCACGGGTTCAACAGCAAGAACGGCGAAGCCGCCCTGCAGGAAGCGTTCCCGACCGCAACGATGGAAACCACCACCGAAGCGAACGCACCCGCTCCCCGCTTGCAGGCTGTGTCCGCACCGCAGGCGACCGTCACCACCGTCCGTGTCGCAGGACAGCAGCACGGCGATCTCCCCAACTGGCTGATCGCCGCCTGCCAGAAGGCTGGCGTCAACAAGGTGTGGGACAACCGTGACAAGGCTGTCGGCACCAAGCGCCCGTGGTTCAAGCAGGCGGACGTCGTCGACGGACAGGAGCCTGTCGCCTTCTGGCCCCCGAGGGGCAGCAACTGATGACGATCGTCGACCTAGCAGCACGCTGGGACGCTCTGGGGGTGGGCGAGCAATCGCCCGCCCCCTCGTCGTCTCTGGACACGAAACCGCACATGTACTACAAGCCGCTTGAAGAAGCAGCCCACGAGTTCGTGCGCTGGGCACAGTCCCCACACGAACGCATCTACACAGGATTCACCGACCTCGACCGTGAGATGCGAGGCATCGCCGCAGGCGAACTGTGCCTCATCCTTGGATACAGCCACAGCGGCAAGACGCTCGTGACGCTCGAGATGCTCAAGGCGAACCGCAACAAGAACGTGATCTACTTCGTCCCCGACGAACCACGAACACTCGTGCTGATCAAGTTGGCGTGCGTCACCCACGGCATCAACGCCATCGACCTCGAACGTGCTGTCGCTGCAGACGAACCGCAAGCGATCGACATCCTGCGATCCACCGCACTCGAACACTTCCCGAACCTCGCCGTGTTCGATCAGAACATGGCGCTGTCCGACATGGAGAAGGCGCTCGGAGAAGTGTCCGACATGTGGGGACAGAAGCCCGACCTCGTGGTGTTTGACTACCTCGAACTCCTTCAAGGTGGCGGTGAGGACGTGCCGTCAAAAGCGAACACGATCAAGGCGTGGGGACGACGTCACGACGTCCCGTTGCTCGTCCTGCACCAGACGTCACGCACCGCAGGTGCGGACGGCAAGCGCATGACCATCTCGTCTGGATCGTTCGGTGGTGAACAGCAGGCGACCCACATCATCGGTGTGCGTCGCAAGAGGTTCGAGATCGACTTCCAGATCCGAGAGTTGGAAGCGAAACTCGACAAGTCATCTGCGTCTGAACGTGCGATGGAACAGTTGGACAGTCTGCGCTACGAGTCACGCATCCATGCGCACACGCTCACGCTCAACCTCGTGAAGAACAAGCGTCCCGCTGGCACGCTCATCGACGACATCGACTTCGAGATCGAGCAGGGCACAGGTCGCCTCACACGCTTGCGTGACGGCGACTTGCCTGAGCAGTTCCTGAACGAGGTGCGTGGTGGCTGACACCCTCTCCGACTTCATCACGCTGTTCCGTGGACGTGGCGACTGCTACGGATCGTGGGACGGCGGATGCGTTCGAGAGCCACTCACCGAGGACACGTTCAGGCAACACCTCGAAGGTGACAAGTGGATCGGCGTGTACCCTGCGTTCCCTCACAAAGGGGAAACGTGGTGTATCTGGGGTTGCACCGACATCGACTACGACAACCCTGAACACGCATGGCTGCTACACGACGCATTCGAAGCGGCAGGTGTGAAGTCGTGGGTTGAGAAGACCCGACGTGGATACCACATCTGGGTGTTCGCAACCGACCTCGTTCCCGCTCGCAACATGCGTCGCATGTTCCTCGCCGCCCATCAGGTCGCAGACCTGCCAGCGAAAGAGGTCAACCCGAAGCAGGAAACTCTCGCACAAGGTCAGGTCGGCAACTACGTTCGCCTCCCTTACCCGAACCACGGCAAGCCCGAACGCATCATCATCACACGTGATGGTCAGCAGGAATGGATTCAAGACTTCGTCCATGCTGCGTTGGGAAGCCGCACAGAACCCGAGACCATCGAACGTCTCGCCAACTACTACAAGCCGCCCGTCGTTCACTACACGGCGAGCGCACCATCACATGACATGACAGAAGCCGCACGGAAACTGACGCCACTTGGCAGAACGATCTTCCGTGACGGCCCGATCGAAGGACGTGACCGTTCCACAACGCTCACGCACCTTGCACACGAATGCCGTAAGGCAAGCCTTCACCCGAAGGATGCCATGTCACTACTGGAGGATGCTGATATCAGATGGGGAAAGTACCTAGCACGAGGAGAAGCGGGGAGAATCGAACTGGAGAAGTTGCTGGTTCGAGCGTACGGTCACATTCCGTCTACATAGAAGGAAGACCGCACCCGAAGGAACGTCCACGAGCCGCCACATCCAAGGCGGGGAAGACGTTCATGTACACACCGTCCAAGACGGTCGAAGCAGAGAAGGCAATCGCTGCCGCATGGGATGGCCCCATGTTCGAAGGCGAAGTCGCAGTCCATGTCGTCGTCGACAAAGAGGGCACAGCCATCATCGTCGAACGCATCGATCTCGACAACAAGTCCAGTCTGCGAGGAGACCTCGACAACTACGTGAAGACCGTCCTCGACGGGCTGAACGGTGTCGCATGGGTGGACGACTCACAGGTCGTCAAGATCACGGCGGTGAAAGTATGAACGCATCCAACTTCAACGAGAAGAAGTGGAACAACCGTTTCAGCACGATGGGAGACATCGCAGAGGGAGCGTTCACCAACGTTCATCCCGAAGCGCATCGCATCGGTCTGAACCGACCCGACTTCGACGTACGAGGGATGGCAGACACGCTCCGCTACGCACCCGACTACATGCTGCCTGACGGGCTGTACGAAGTCATGGGTGTCGCCTCACGAGGCGACTCACTTCTCAAGATCAAGTTCGAGAAGTTGACCTCGCTGTCGACGTGGATGTGTATCGGCCCCGTCAACCTGTTTGTGTACGACTCGTCGAAGAAGCGCTACTGGGAATCTTCGTTGCAGGACTGGACAAAGGCGTGCCACAAGTACGCCGACGTGTCACGGTTTCCTGACAACAAGAAGCCCTACTTCGCTTTGCACATCGACGACTTCCCCTCGGAGCCGATCCGCTGTGAACTATGACTTCGACCGATTCCGATCGCAGCAGAAGTTCAGCAAGAACGACTGGCTGCTCCAGTTGGGTGACGAACCCGACCTATCCGATGTACACATCGACGTGGTGTACGATGCTGTGCAGAGTCTCAGCCCCGAAGAACGCTCTATCATCGAAGCAATCTTCTACGAGCGGATTCCGTACAGCGAACTCGGGCCTCGGCTCGGGTTCTCCAAGGTTCACGCTTGGAGACTCACCAAGAAAGCGCTCGCACATCTCGAGCGCATACTCCACAACAACTACTCCATCAACATGAGGTACAACATGTTCACCAACTGGGACGACGCAGCAGAAGCGATCGTCAACGACATGGACGCATTCAACCCTGCAGCACCCGTAAGCATCGACATGCTTCACGGCTTGCAGCAGCGTCTCGCCAAATGCGTCCGTGATTCACTTGAGGTTCCCCTCTCCCTGATCACCGACATCGGTGACCACGCCTGCTCGCAGATGAAGCACGACGGCACGTGGCGTGCCGACGTGATGCATCGCCTCCTCGTCGGAAAGCAGCGTGACTACGGGCATGAGAACATCATGCTGTTCGGACTCACAGGAGTTGCCGTACGCATGTGCGACAAGATCGCACGCCTCAAGACACTCACCTCCGAAGGTCTCGACCCCACCAACGAGTCTCTGCTCGACACGTGGCGTGACCTCGTCGGCTACAGCGTCATCGGACTGATGCTGTGGAACAACACATTCCCACTAAACCTGAAGGAGCAAGCAGCATGAGCGACACACCCGAAACCACACCCGAAACCGACAGCATCGAGTTCGTCGATGTCGCCGCCCTCGCAATGGGCATAGCCATCTGGCTCGGCAACAAGTACCCCGAAGCCATCTTGGAAATCGGAGACATGGCAGACAAACTCAAGGAGCAGTTCCTTGCGGGAGAATGAACTCAAACAACTCGACGCCCTGCTGTCCGAACTCATCATCGAGGTAGCCCGCCACGGGCTACCGAAGAGCCACATCCACAACATCCACGACCTACGTCAGAAGACACTCACCGCAGTCAGCAAAGCAAGGAGCAAAGCATGGAAGCAATCTCAACCCTGATCGTCATCGCAGCAGCAATCGGCTTCATCATCGGACTCAGCCGCATGATCCGCACCGAAGCCGAGTCTGACGAGATGCGCATCGACAAATACTCGTGGCTGTCATACGGCCTCAGGCAAGGCTGGGTCACCCAGCATTGCGCCATGCACGACGACTACTACACCCAAGAAGAACACGAGATGTTCGATGAGTACGACGACCCGTGCATCCCGATCCTCCGATTCGATCAGGAGTGGACATGAGCGATCTCGAAGGCATCGACCCCAACGACATCGCAGAACTGCAAGCCCTCGGAGAGAAAGTCGTACTCGACGCACAAACCTTCTACAGCATGAACATCCTCATCCCCCACGAAGGGGCAGAGCAGTTCATCGACGCCTACAACGACGGACTTGACGGAGACGAAGACTCCATCGTCTTCCTCTGGCAAATCCTGCACATCCTCGGCACCTCGCTTGTCGAAGCGATGGAAGGCGACTACGCCGAAGGCGAAGACGGCTGAACAGGCTTCAACAGACAGCCAAACACCGCATCAACATAAGCAGCATCGTTTGCGACGGCGGGACTGAGTTCAACATGAATCCAGTTCCCGCCGTTGCCAATGCTCTTCTTCTTGTAGACAGTCCAATCACCACGATTGCAATACCAGCCACGACCCCACGAACCGAAACGGTAATCGTGGATCGCCTCGATGCCGAACGCCTCAGCGTTCCGCACACAGAAATCCGCAAACGCCAAACCATCCTCACGGTTGACGTACCCGAAATCGATCGCCCGACCAGTCGCATGCACAGACATCTTGTCGGAGCCTCTGATCTTTCGAACCTGAAACGAACCATAGTTCTTCAGTTTGCCACCATGCAGAAACAGAACCCAGTTCTTGAACTTCTCGGTGCCAGCCAAATACCCGCTCGCAATACGATCGAAGCCCGTGTACTTACGCTTCTTCGCCATCTCAGCCTCCCGACGCCCTCTCCCTCAATGCTTCCTGCTCCAACACTCGACGTCGTCGCTCAGCGTCACGCATCTCAGGACTCACCTGACGGAACGGCACACCGAGATACGACAAGATCGAACCAGTCTGACGACCCTTGTACAGATCCGTCGCAGGGATCAGACGCTCGGCCTGACCGAGCGGCGGAACCATTCCCATCAACGCATAGTTGAAACGATCCGTCACACCAGTACCACCCTCAGGAAGTTCACGCTGCTGGCCCAACAGGCCAGCGAGCATCTCGAGAGCAGGAGCAGCAGGGCCACCAAGAGTCTGTTGCGGACGGTTCGTGAACGGCACATCGTTGTAGAACCGCTTGTCTGACACCATCGTCTCGAACGGCACACGCAAGATCGGGTTCACATACGACAGTAGACGCTTCGGATCTTTGAACTCGTTCAACTGCTGATTCACACGGTTGAAGCCAAGATCAGGTGCGAAGAACCAGTTGTCCGAAATCTTGATGCCACCGCTCTGCACCAGCCACGACGGAACGTTCTCGTCCTCCTCGACATCAGCGCCGAAGTTCTGCATCGCATTCCTGTAGATGTTGTAGGCACGAGGGTTGGCGTAACGGTTGACGATCTGCAACGGAAGGTTGCGGCTCATCCAATACCAGAACGGGACGATGGCACGCATCGTCACGTCGGCCTGCCCGACGTCGACGTAATCGAACAAAAAGCGTTTCACAGTCGCAGTCGCCTGATCGAAGGAAGCACCCTTACGAACAGAGTCGTACGCCAACATGAACCGTGCGCTGTTCTCCGTCACCTCGTTGGCATTCTGCCAAATACGAATCCACTTGTTCTCCGAAAGCCACTTGCGCTTCGGCGCCCACAACTTCATCGCCTCAGACCCACGACCGCTACCAGCAGCATCCATCGCACGCACAGCATTCTCAACAAGCGCACGTCGCTCCGCAGGAAGCGACTCGAAGAACGCCAGTTCACCAGTACCACGCACAGCCTGACGCCACGCCTGATAGTAGCCAAGACCCTCATACAAGTAGCGAGGATCAGCACCAGCAGCAACCAACGAGAACGTGTTGCTCATCGTGTTACGAACCACAAATCCTGGGCTAGCAGTTGCATACGCCTTGAAGAAGCCCGTGTACCGACCGATCAAACGGTTCAAGCCACGCACAAACTCTGGCTCACGCATACGGTTCACGTTCGCAAAGATCTCAGCGACCTGACTACGAGCCTGATACGAAGGCATGCCGAACTTCGTCAACTGCGTCCAACCCTTAGACACTTCGTTGATAACCTCGCCACCCCACTTGCCGCTCTTGAACATGTCGAGCACATTCTGCGCATCGACAACACTCATCTCAGCATTCAACAACTTCTGAGACGAGTTGATGTAATCCGTGCGCAGACGAGTCAACACATCATCGCCAGCCCCAGCATCCTCCAACGTCGCTGTCGCCTCATCAACCCAGTTCAAATACTCGGCACGAGCAACAGCCGTATCACCGATCGGCAACTCAGACACATTCTTCGAACGTGCCAGAATCGCCTCAGCCTTCTCCAACCGTCGACGCAACATCGGAACAACCGACGCATACCACGGGCCGAACTCCATCTTCAAAGTCGCAGCCGAATCATAAGCGGTTGCTGCCGCAAGCAGCACCCGCTCGGCATCATGGATCTTCCTAGCGGTCTCAGAAACCTTGCCCTCAGCACCAGCAATCAGCCACGCCTGCGAATCGGCCCACTTCGCAGTCTCCTCATCCAACGTCGACTTCACCTGATCCGCATAACGCTGACCATACAATAGACGCTGACCAATCGAATCAGCACGCTCCGTACCACGCCAGTACAGATCATCGATCGTGTCGATAGCAGACGAGAAGAAACCAACCGTAGCCTTAGCAGACTCGATCTCACGTGCACGCTCAACAGCATCACGGACAGCCTTAGTCGCCACGTCGATGTCGTCGCCACCAGCAGCACGCAAGAACCGTTCACCCTCAGGGCGAAGGGCACGAACCTCATCGAGGATCGTGTCCATCGCACCAATTGCTGTCTCACCCTGAGCAGTCAACTGTTCGAACCTCAACACCGAGTTGTACTGACCCTTGAGTGCCACATCAAGACGATTCAGGATGCCAGCACGAACATTCTCGGGGAACGGGCCAGAAGGAGTGACAACAGCAGCCGCAGCCATCGCTTCGATTTGCTGACCACGACGAAGCCTAGTCGTTTGTACGTCAGCCTTAGAGCGCATCTCACGCACCCAACCCAAAGCCTCTTCAGTATTCCCAAGAGCAGCACGGAACCGTTGCGCTTCGACAGAAGCCTCAAGTTCACGAACCTTGTCAAGGTACTTCTTCTCGGTAGACGTTTCCCATGCGCCATCGATGAACTTCTTACGTTCACCCCACTTACGAGTGTTCGTAATGCGATTGAAGTTCTGGTCGGCAACAGAAGCGGCCTTCATACGCAAACCGCTTTCCAACTCTTCGAAAGTGATATCTCCACGCTTGATGCTTTGCAGCAAGCCGTGCAATTTCTGAAGAGCAACAGCCTGAGTTTCCTTTTCCTTTGTTACAAACTTGAAACCCAACTTTGCACGGCGTTCCTGCAATTCTTTGAGTTGATTACGCAACTGCATGATTTTGTTGGCACGTTCGTTCTGAATCGGGCCACGTTTGCGTATGTCCACATACTCGTCCACAATCTTCTTCGCATAATTATTCAACTCATCCCCAGTCATCTTGATGAAACGACTGGGAACTTCGTTGTCGGGAAGTTGACCACTTCTGTATCTCTCAAACAACTTGTACTCGTTTGTAAGTTCCCATAGGCGATCAACCGTCTTCTGCGTAATTGCATCCTGAGGATCACGCTTTACCAGTTCACGTTCAATCTCGTAGATCTCTTTATCAATCGCAATACGTTCAGACTGTCGAGCAGAAGCAAACTTCGTCATGTCGGGGGCGAACAAAGCCTCGAACTCGTATGGAGTAATCGAGAACTTCTCCATGTCGGCGCTCTCACGAATCGGGCCAGCACCAAGATAAGTTTGCATCCGCAAATCTTTCTTTGTGGATTCAATCAGAGTGAACCCGTCATCAGCACGACGTGCCTGCGGCACGTTGTCGCCAAGTGTCGGACGAAGCGCATTCGGATTGCGACGATAATATCTCTGCCCCTCAACAATCTTCGACGGATCAGTAATACTTTCGTACACAACAAAGTCTTCTTTGCCAGCCTTCTTCTTCACAACACGAGAGAACACCTCTCCCTCTAGTTCCAAAGCACTCTTTACTCCACGAGCACTAGACGTAATCGCAAAGTCAACATCACCCGTAATCTCATACGGCAAGAAGATCTTGATCAGACGATGCAAATCCTCACGCTCAACAGCACCCAAATACTCGATACTGTCCGTCAAATCCATCAGACGTCGATGCGCACGACGAGCCTCGACAAGAGCGGCGGACTCCTCAGGCGACTCAACAAACGGAGCAATGCGAGAAGTGCCGCCACGAGACAACAAAGCCTCACGCTTGCCCGTCAACATCTTCAACGGAACCTCAGCCTGCGCCGCTCGAGCCTCAGCCCGAGCCGCAATATCGCTTTGCTTCATAACAGCATCGATTGTTCTCTGATACTCATCAGCAAGATTTCGCATGCTTGCCGAATACATCGACGGAAGATCCTGACCGATCGTCCGACCACCAATAACCATCTTCTCAGGATCAACAAACGGATCTGCAGCCTGCGTCAACCATCTCGTTGACGCACGCTGCTTACGAGCAGCAGTCTCCAAACGATCAAGCGAAGACTTCAACCACGTGATCATCTCACGAGCAGAAGCATCCTCAGCGATACGCCCGCCAGCACCCTTGACCTTCGTCAACTGACGAAGAGCGGAACCGATCTCCTGATAAGAAGCAGACTCATTAGCGGCATCGACATTCTTCTGATACCACTCACGCAAACGCTTCTGAGCGTTCACCTTCTGACGCTTCAAAGCAGCAGCATCAGGCAACGCAGCCAACTCCGCCTCCAACGCACCACGCTGCTCAACAGTCAAATCCTTACGACGCAACTCCGAAGCAATAACACGCTTACGCTTCGGGATACCCGTGTTGCCCTCTTCGGAACCAAGACGCAGAAACTCACGGTACAAGTTCGAAACATCATCACGACCGTTGGTCTTCGACACCAACTGCGTCCACTCCGCAATGTCGTCGCCAACAGTCTCCGACAAAGCGTCATCAATCAGAATGTACAAGTCTGCGGCATCACCGCTCCAACCATCAACACGCTCGATCAGACCTTGCAACTTGCGCTTTGCTATCCCGTAAACAAGAACGTCAGCCTCCAGCACGTCACCGTGCTGCGTGGCGACCATGTTCACAACCTTACGGAACAAGTCCATATCGGGGATCAACCCCTCCTTGAACAGGGTGTCAGACAGGCGAGCGAAACGTGTCTGCACCTCCGACCTAAACCATCCCTCCATCAAAGCATTCGACAGACGGGCACGAATCTCTTCCTGACCAGCACGCACAATACGCTGCTTCGCAGTCTGCTTGGCAGTAGCAACACCCTTCCTGCCGCCACGTCCCGCACCCACATCAGCGATAGCGCCCATCACACCGCTATCAGCAATACTCGCAAACGTTCCTCGACGATCGATACCGTACCGTTCGTACAGTTGCTCACGCACTTCGTCCATCTGCGCACGCAGAGAATCATCCTCAATGACACGAGCATCCATGCGAGCAACGCCTTCGAAACGTTGCTTCTTGCTCGGCCTAAAAGGGATCTCACCCCTGATCGATCGACTAGCGTCATCGATCTGGCGTGAAGCAGCCGTCAGGTTGTCAAGCGCCAGACGATCAACGTCAGACCACTCTGCTTCAGGGATATTTCGCAAACGCTTTGTAATGGCGGCAAGACGATCCTGAACAACCTTCTGCACCGCATCAAGATCACGGTTCATGGACGCATACGGCTTAGCATCGCCTGCGTCAGACAACCACTTGATCATGCGTTCGTCAACATTGCGGGACTTCAACAATCGTGTCAGCGAAGCGACACGCTTGTTCATGCCACGCAGATCCTGCACGGGCTGCAGTTTGCTGATTGCATCAGCAGTCAGGAACTTAGGTGCTGGCTCACCAGTCGCAGTAACCTTGGCGGCGCCCTTACCAGTCACAGCATCCTCAACGAACTGCGACACCTCATCCAACGTCATCTCACCACGAGCCAACTTGTCGCCCATAGCGGTGTAGGTTTCGAAGATGTCTTCCATCTTGATGACCTTGACAGTCTCGGAACCAGCCTCTACACCAAACTTGCCATACACAGGAATAGCAACATCGAACTCACGTCCCTGAGCATCGTTGATGATCGTGCCAAGAGCAGCAGCAAAGTCACCAAACGTCATGTCGTCGCCACCGACGACAACACCGCTCAACGACTGATCGAACGACTCTCCACCACTAAGAACGCCAGCCTTAGTGGCTGCGCTACCCTCACGGATCGACATGGTCGCACCGACATCGGTAATAGTCGCAGCATCCATGCCAGCCGCATCAAACGCCTGCCTCATGCCAGCGATATCTTCGATCGAATCACCCGTAGTGAAATACTTGCTCAACGCCTGATACTCGGGCTTCTCCAACAAAGAGTTCAACAAGTTCCGAGGAACCATCATCGTCGGATCAAACGCATCATTGCTAAAGATCTGAGCACGAAGTTTCGCTGCCGCAGCAAACTCATAAATCGAATCAGTAATCTTCGACTCAACACGATCGTAATTATCGACTATCGCCTCAAGACGCATACGACCAAACTTGTCTGTCGTCGCACGAGACAACTTCTGATAGAAGTCATCCGCATCAGCAGCCTCAGCCAAGATCGACTTCAACTCATTCGACACAGCGGGAGACAGAATGACATCATCATTGATGGCAAGAACAGCCATCGCCGCAGTACGAAGTTCTGCGAGCGATGCCTCATCACGAACACCACGATAAATAGTCGACACCAAGGTGTCTGGGTTCATCATGTCGACAACCTTGGTGGCAGAAATAGGAGCAGAACGATTCGCTTCCTTCCACCACGCCTGACCGATTACGCCGACACTCTCGACCCCAGTCCAATCGCCACCAGCAGCCTCATAGCGTTGAGCAACCAACGACTCCTTCTCGGGGGTCATCTTGCCACGAGAGCCACCAGTACGACCAGCCTTCACCTTCTCGGTTATCTCATCCCACAACTTCTGATCAGCAGGACGAGAATACTCTCCGAACACTATTTCCTGACGAGTTCCACCACGTGCCAAACGCTCGGCTTCACTCAACCGCTGTGCCTCAATGATTCCCTGTTGCGCTTGACGCCTTAGACGACCATCTTCAATGTTCTTGAGTTCGGCACGAAGCGAAACGGCTTTTTCTTGAGAGCGCCGTTGGGCCTCAGACAGCCTATTGAACCTGCTTGTGAATGTCCGCTGTTCGTCGATGTTGGAACGAGTTTCGTCGGCTCTCTTCAACAAGAAACCAAATACGTCGTCCTCGATCTCTTCAATAGATTTCTTGGCT